CATTAGGCGTATGCTGCTAGGTGATGGCCCGCTTGTTTACGCGGGCGATCCGGCCGCCCGATCCTGAGATCCCGAACGGGAACGACCCGGTGACCGCCGCCCCAGGAACGGTCGGCCCGCCGAACGTCAACCCCGGCGATCCGCACGGGGTCACGGTTGAGGGTGAGGATCTGCCGTGGCAGCCGCCACCGAGGATCGTCCCGTCGGCGTGGTCGGGGTGGCCTGCGGAGTGGCCGACGCCGAACTGGGGCGGACAGATCACGGCGTTGACCGACACGGCCTGGATGTGCATCGACCTCAACTCGTCGCTGCTCTCGACGATGCCGCCGTACCTCGTCGGCGCCGCCCCGTCTCTCAGCTCGGACTGGCTGAACAACCCGCAGCCCGAGACGTATGCGTCGTGGGAAGAGTTCATGAAGCAGCTCGCGTGGGACTACCAGCTCGGCGAAGCGTTCGTGCTCGCCACATCCCGCTATTCGACCGGAATGCCGTCGCGATTCCACGTGGTGCCGCCGTGGCTCGTGAACGTCGAGATCATGGAGGGCGTCCGCACCTACCGCATCGGCAACAGAGATGTGACCGACGACATGCTGCACATCCGCTACCAGTCCAACGTCAGTGACGCGCACGGCCACGGCCCGCTCGAGGCCGGCCAGGGGAGGCTTGTGGCCGCGCAGGTGCTCTCGCGGTACGCGACGACGCTTGCGGCCGGCGGAGGGATCCCGTCGTCGGTGCTCGAGCACCCCGACGAGCTCTCCGCGGAGCAGTCCGAGTTGTTGAAGGCGCAGTGGGTGCAGGCCCGGATGTCGTCGATCGGCGAACCCGCCGTCCTCTCCGGCGGCGTCAAATGGACCGCCACCCAGCTCGACCCCGAGAAGATGGCGCTCCTCGACCTCTCACAGTGGAACGAATCCCGGATCGCGCTCATGCTCGGCGTCCCACCCTTCTTGGTCGGCCTCCCCTCGGGCGGCGACTCGATGACGTACTCGAACGTCACCAGCCTGTTCTCGTACCACTGGCGGGCCTACCTCCGGCCGCGTGCGCAGACCGTCATGTCGGCGCTGTCCGGGTGGCTGCTCCCCAGAGGCACACGGATCGAGGTCAACCGCGACGCGTACATCGAGCCCGAGCCGTTGCAGCGGGCGCAGACCGCCCAGATCCTGAACGGCATCGTCGACCCGGTCACCGGCCAGCAGGCGTTGACGGTCGCCGAGATCCGCGACACGGAACGGATCGACGACTCGACCCCCGAACCCTTGTCGGCAGGAGTGCTGAAATGACCCAGCTCGAGATCGAAATCCGGAAGGTCGCAGACCAGCAGTTGGAGGTGTCGTTCCCGAAACGACAGATCGAACTCGTGGTGATGCCCTACGAGGTCGAGGCGCAGGTCGTCCACCGCGGCCGGATGATCCGCGAAATCGTCTCGCGCGGCGCGTTCGAGGGGATCGACGCGACCCGCCGCCGGATCGTCGTGAACCGCGAACATGTCCTCGACAAGGTCGTCGGGAAAGCGATCCGCTTCTACCCTTCGAGGGAGGAGGGGCTGGTTGCTGAGTTGCGGATCGCGCCGACCGAGCAGGGCGATGAAACGCTGGCGCTGGCGGATGAGGGTTTGTTGGATGCGTCGGCGGGGTTCGGTGTCCCGGACGGCGGCGAATCGTGGCCGGAACGCGGCCTGCGGCGCCTCTCGCGGCTCTGGTTGGACCACATCGCGATGACCCACTCGCCGGCCTATCAGGGCACGAACGTGCTCGCCGTCCGCGACAAAGACCCCGCCGTCGCCGTGCCGGCGGCGGCCCGGCCGAACCTCGAAATCGTCCGGGGCTGGCGTCTAGCCGACCGTTACGCTTTAATCGAATAGACCACCAACACATATCCCCGTTGATGGCCCGTGGGGCGCCGGGGTTCCCGTGGGGTGAGGTGGACGCACGCAGCTGCGAAACGACAACCTCGTTTCGAAAGGATGACATGCGTACCACCGACCAGATGCTCTCGCGGCTCGCCGCCGAGATCGAAGAGAAGCAAACGTTCATTGACGGGATCGTCGAGGACGCCGAGAAAGAGGGACGCGACCTCAACAGCCAGGAAATGGAGATGGCGACCCGGGCCCGCACCCGTGTCGGCGAGCTGCAGCCGCAGCTCGACCAGCTGATCGACCTGCGCCGGATGGGCTCCGAGTCCCGCGCGAAGATCGCCGAGCTCGCGCCGTTCATGCGTGAGCAGCCAGCGGCTCCGAAGGAGATCGAGTACCGCTCCGCGGGCGAGTACGCGATGGATCAGTGGCGGGCCGGGCTCGGCGACAGCGACGCCCGCCAGCGGCTCGAGATCTACAACCGCGCGGCCGCCCACCAGAAAACCAGTGATAACCCGGGTTTGATCCCGGCGCCGATCCTCGGCCCCGTCGTCAACTTCGTTGATTCGAACCGGCCGCTGGTGTCCGCGCTCGGCCCACGGGATCTGCCTGGGCAGACCTGGGGCCGGCCGAAGGTCACCCAGCACACCTCGGTTGGGTTGCAGCCGTCCGCCGGCGATGCGGCGGCAGAAAAGGCCGAGCTCGTGTCGCAGAAGATGACGATCACGAAGCTGACAGCGACCGCTATCACGTATGGCGGCTACGTCAACGTCAGCCGCCAGGACATCGACTTCACCACGCCCGGCGTGATGGACATCATCATCGGTGACCTCGCGGCGCAGTACGCGATTCAGACCGAAGCTGCCGCGGCGACCGCGTTCGCGGCCGCCGCAACCGCCGGCACCACGTTGCCGACGGGTGCGAACACCGCCGACCAGATCGCCGGTGCGTTGTGGGCCGCGGCGGCGTCGATCTACGCCGGCACCAAGGGCGTCGGCCGTGTCTTCGCGGTCGTCCCGACAGGTCTGCTGGGTGCGTGGGGTGCGCTGTTCGCGCCGTACGGGCCGATGAATCAGCAGGGGCAGGGGTTCTCGGCGGCGGACTTCTCGACCGGCCTCGCCGGCGTCATCGCCGGCATCCCCGTTTACGTCTCTGCCGCGATCACCGCGAACACCGCCCTCGTCATGTCGTCCGCGGCGGCCGAGGTGTACGAACAGCGGATCGGGTCACTGTCCGTCGTCGAGCCCAGCGTCCTGGGTGTGCAGGTCGCGTACGCGGGCTACTTCACGCCGATGGTGATCGAGGCGACCGGGATCATCAAGATCACCAAGACGCCATGACCGACGAGCCCACACCCGAGAATGCGGGCGGCACCGTCTTCGACGACCCGAACCGGGAAGCAGTCGGCCTGGAGCCGGCGTGGGTCGAGGGCACTGGCGGCACACCCGGCGAAGTCACCCCGACCGGGGAATCCGACGCGGACACCAGCGGCGGCAAAGACCAGCTCGACCAGATGACGAAAGCCGACCTGCTCGCCCTCGCCAAGGACCGGGGTGTCAGCCCGGCGAACAACGACATGACGAAACAGGAGCTGATCGACGCCATCCGGGCGGCCGGGCAGGCCTGAGATGGCGTACGCGGACGTCACGGAACTCGCGATGCTGTTGAGGCTCGACGCCCCGACAGCCCAGCAGACCGCGGCGATGCAACGCGCCCTCGACGAGGCGGCGGAGGAGATCGACTGGGAGCTCGGCTACACCGCCGACCTCCCGGCCCCCTCGCCTCCGCCCGCCCTCGTCGTCGGCGTCAACCTGAACCGGGCCGTCGAGCACTGGCGGCAGTCCTACAGCCCGTTCGGGGTGATCGGCGTCGGCTCCGAGTCCGAGCCGATCATCACCGCCAGAGATTCCTGGTACAGGCACGCTCGTACGCTTGCCCCGCTGAAGACGAGTTACGGGGTCGCCTGAAATGTCGGCTGCGACCTGGACGCTGGCGGAGGCGCAGGCCGCGATCGCCGACAGCCTGCAACCCCTCACGATCATCGTCGAGGGGTTGCAGGTGTACGGGTTCATGAACACCAACCCGACCCCGCCGTCGCTGGACGTCTTCCCGGGTGATCCGTTCCAGACCGGCGCGGGGTTCGGCGTCGGCTCGACGCAGGTCTGGTTCACCGTCCGAGCTCGCGTCTCGACCGCCGACCAGGAAGCCGGCCAAAAGCTGCTGCTGCGCCTGCTCGATACGCATGACCCGGCGTCCGTCGAGGCGGCCCTCTGGGACGCCGGGGTCGTCTCTCCCGAGGGTGTGTCCGGGTTCCGCGAGTACCTCGAGGACACCGCAACAGACGGCCGGCTGCTCGGCTGCGAATGGAGAGTGAGCCTGTTCCTATGACCACCTACAAAGTCACCGGGCCGACCGCGTTCCAGGGCCACAAGCCGGGCGAACAGTTCGACGCCGACCTCGACGAGAACGTCGAGCGGCGGGCGATCGCGAGAGGCTCGATCAAGAAGACCACCGCCAAGAAGAAGGAGGACGACAGCGATGCCTAAGCGGATCGCCCTGAAAGACTCGGTCGAGGTCGACTCGGTCGACCTCAGCGATTTCGCCCGGTCGGTCCGGTTCACGTCCGAGCACGAACAGGTCGACGTGTCCGGCTTCAACCCGACCGGCGCGAACGAATACCTGGCCGGCACCACCACCCAGAACGTCACCGTCGAGTTCTTCGGCTCCTACGGGACCGGCGAGGTGCACGCGACGCTGTACCCGATCCACAAAGACCGCGAGGTCGTCCCGTTCGCGTGGCGGCCCGACCAGACCACGCCGGCTTCGGCGACGAACCCGGAGCTGCGCGGCAACGTGCAGATGCTGTCGTACGGCCCCGGCGGAACGAGAGGCGACGTCGACACGTTCGAGGCGACGTTCATCACCGCCGACGCCGCCGGCCTCGTCTTCGAAACCACCCCGCTCCCCTAGCGCTTTGCCGGAGTACGTCGTCCACTACCGCGAACTGATCCGTGGGCTGAAGCAGCTCGAGGCGGCCGAGCGCCGCAACGTCCGCGTCGAACTACGGCACATCGGTGATGCCGTCAAGAACGACGCCGCCGGCCGGATCGCCCCCAAGTCCGCCAAAACCGCCGCCGGCTTCAAAGTCTCCGTCAGCCAGCGGTCGGTTGCGGTCTACCAGTCGTTGAAGAAGACGACCGGGAAACACCCGGAGTGGGGCGGCTACCAGATCCGTCACGCCCTGCTGCCCGCCCGCCGCGACAACGAGGTCGAGACCCATGTTGCGTTGGAGCGGGCGTTGGACAAAGCGGCGTCGGCGTTCAACCGGGCAGGCATCGGTGGCTGACTTCGTCGTCGTCGAAGGCCTGAAGCCGTGGGACGGCACCTACCCGTTGGACATCGACGAGGCGCCGCTGACAACGAGGGAGTGGGGGTGGATCAAACGCCTGACCGGCTACCTGCCGGCCGACTTCACCCTCAACGACCCCGAGGTGATCTGTGCGCTGGCCGTGGTCGCGATGCACCGCGCCGGACGCGTCACGACCGTAGAGGTGCCCGCCACCTTCGAACGGATCGTCGACGCCCCCTTCGGCCCGACGATCCGCCTCGAGGCAACCGACGAGGCGGGTGATGCCGACGACCCCCCACACCCAGCCGGCGCGACCGGCTCGAACGCGACCTCTTCTGGAAACGGTTTAGCGCCGAGCTCGGAGACCTCGGGCCCCGCCCGGAGCAGCACTGGGATCCCCGCCTCGGCTTCTTCGGTCTCCGACCCGGAGACGTTGGTGACATGACACCCGACCAGCTCCTCGGCTGCGTCGACCTGTTCGCCGCCTTGCACGGGGGCGGCTGACAGTTGGCGAAGTCGGTCCGCGTTGATGTTGTCGCGGATGTCGCCCAGTACGAGCGGGCGTTGCGGAAGGCGGCGGCCGATACCAAGAAGTTCGAGCGGGCCGTCTCGCGGTCAACTCGGGAGGCGCAGGCCAGCACGGGTGCGTTCAAGGGGCTAGGGAAAACGATCACGGCGACGGCGGCCGGGTTCTTCGCGTTCCAGTCCGGCACCGAGATCCTCAGCGGCGCCGTCAACGCGCTCCGCACCTCGATCAGCGCGGCCCGCGACGCCCAGGTCACGCAACGCCAGCTTGCGACCCAGCTGGCCGACGTCGGCGTCCAGTTCGGGGTTGTCCAGGACAAGATCGAGAAATCAAACTCGGCCTTGTCGAAGCTGTCCGGGTTCAACGTCGACGAGCTCGAGCAGTCACTCACCTTGTTGGTCAGGTCGACCGGTGACGTCAACGCCTCCCTAAAGCTGAACCAGGTGGCCGTCAACGTCGCCCGCGGCACCCACAAAAGCCTGACTGTGGCCGCGAACGCGCTCGCGAAGGCGTACAACGGCCAGACCGGGGCGCTGAAACGGCTCGGTGTGACTCTGCCGCCAAATGTGAAAGGGATGCGGGCGATCACCTTCGTCGCGCAGAAGTTCGCCGGGCAGGCCGCCGCGAGCACAACCAGCACGCAGAGCTTCCAGGGGTCGCTGCACGACGTCGAGATCACGATCGGGACCGCGCTGCTGCCGCTGATGGACAAACTCGCCAAGAAAGCGACCGAGGTCACCGACAGCTTCAACAAGTTCGCGGAGAAGGCGAAACAGCCCGGCACCCCGCAACACACGGAGGTGTCGAACCTGCGGGCGCTCGGGACGGCGTTCGGGTTCGTCGCAGGGCAAATCGACAAGGCGGTCGGTGCGGCGGGCGGCTGGATGCAGGTGCTGCCCGGCCTGAAGCAGCTCAGCGGTGCCGGATCGCTGCTGAGCCTGTTCGGTGTCAGCGGCGGCAGCAACGTGCCGCCACCGCACTCCGATGTCGGGTTCCGCGACCCCGACCTGACCGCCCGGCTGAAACGGGCAGCAGACCAGCAGCAGGCGCGGAAAGCTCTTTCGGTCAAGCAGCGAAACGCCTGGTTCGACGCGATGATCGGCCGTCTGCAACTGAGGGCCGGTGTGACGACGGACCTCGACAAACAACTCGCGATCTACCGGGAGATCGCGGCGAAGCTGCAGGCGAGGATCAAAGTCACCAACGACATCACCCGGCTGCACAAGCTCGAAGACGAGGCGTTGCAGGTGCAGGCGCAGATCGCCGCCGACGTCGCCCAGAAACGCCAGCAGGCGATGGAGAACCTGCTGGGCGGCGCCGACATCGCGCTCCTGCAAGCCGACCTGACGAAAGGGCTGACCGACAACCTGGCCGCATTGGAGCTGCAACGACAACTGATCGTCAAAGCAATCCAGAAATACGGCGCCACGAAAGAACTGCAGCTGAAGCTGATCCAGAACCAGATCGACAGCCAAGGCCTCCACGAGCAGATGGCGGAACAGGCCAGGGAAGCGGCCGAACAGGCAAGGCAGGAGAAGATCGGCTGGATGGAGTTCGCGTACGAACGCGCCCAGGCAACCAAGACGGTCGCCGACGACCTGAAAAGGGCGAAGGCCCTGTTGGCGTACTGGCAGAAACAGGCTGCGACCGGGAAACGCACCCTGGAAGAGGCGCAGCAGGTGTGGCACTGGCAGCAGGAGATCGCGAACCTGCGGAAGAAGAGCGACGACCAGTTCGCGAAGTTCAAGCCGGTCGACGCCTCCAAGTTCGTCGCCGGGCTCGGCCTGAACCTGACGCCGGCGCAGACACGCAACCTGATCGGCGCGGTCGCCGGGATCAGCCGCGGCGGCAAACTCCCGCCCTCCCGCACGGCGGCGTTCGCCGGGGCGGGTGGGGTGACGATCCACAACGCGAACTTCTACGGCGTCCAGAACATCAAGCAGCTGGAGGAGGAGTCGCTGAAACGCGCCAAGGCTCGCCCGCAGCCGCGTCGCGGAGCCCGCTAGATGCCACCCCCGGCCGGCAGGTTCCTGGTCGCGTTCGACGACCCCACCCTGGAATGGTCACCAACCTGGACCGCGTTGGACCAGGCGCACCCGTCGCTGGTCACCAGTTACACGATCGACCGGGGCCGCCAATACGAACTCGACCGCACCGACACCGGCAGGGCGACCGTCGAGCTCAGGGACCGCGACGGCATCCTCGACCCGACCAACTCGAGCAGCCCGTATTACGGGAAGTTGGAGCCGTTGTTGCAGGCGATGATCGGCCGGCTCAACCCGATGGACGACGTCTGGTACACGCGTTACCGCGGTTTCATCGAAGACTTCGACTATTCGTTTGACCGGTCGCAACGGGTGAACATGCTGACCGTTCAACTGGTCGACCTGTTCGAGATCTTGGCGTCGATCGAGCTGCAACCCGGCCAGGCCGGCCAGACACCACCCTTGCAGTCGGAGGGCAACATCTTTTTCGAGCCCGACATGGTGAACGACCGCATCACCGGCATCCTCGGACCGACGCCACCATCAGGCGCGGGTGTTGGGATCCCCGCCGAGTACTGGGTGGTGTTCTCCGGCAACGTCGAGGTGTACCAGACCGTCTATAGCCCGGGCGAGAACGTCCTCTCCGTGATTCAGGAGGCGGCCGACGCCGAGTTTCCCGGCGCACCCTCCAACGTGTACGTCGACCGTTTCGGCCGGCTGGCGTTCCACGGCCGCTACAGCAAGTTCGACCCGGTCGGCGTCCACTCCGGCCTGTCGGATCCGTCGCTGTGGGAGTTCGTGCAGTGGAAGGTCGGCGACCGCGCCGCCGTCCTGGCGGCGCCGCCAGACCAGATGGCGCAGCTGCGGCGGTTCGCGTTCAACCGCGGCCTCTCGAAGGTGATCAACCAGGCCACGTCCACCCCGACCGAAGCGCCCCGCGGCACAGCGCTCACCCAGACGGAACTGGCCGCCCAGGTTGTCCAAGACCTGACGTCACAGGCCAAGTACGGGATCCGGTCCTGGTCGGCGCAGGAGCTGCTGACGCGCCGCCATAAGACAGGCGGCAACACCGACCTGCAGGAGACCAGGAAGTTCGCCGAGTACTACGTCGCGAACTACGCCCAACCGAGGAACCGGGTGACCGACATCGGGTTTCGCACCGTCCGGCCCGGCGCCGCCGGCGCAGGCGAAACCTGGGACCTGCTCTCCAGGATGGACATCAGCCATTCCGTGGCGATCACGATCGCGTCACCGGGCGGTGGTGGGTTCAACGCGGAGCCGTTCTTCGTCGAGGGCGTCCACGAAAACTGCCAGCCATTGGGCCCCGCCTACGACGACGTCACCATGACCTTGGATCTGTCGCCGAAGGCCTATTACGACGAGCCCGGCAAGTCAATCTTCGACGACGACACGGCCCCCGGCTGATGAAGGCTACGAAGCCGATCCTGCACGGCCGCGACCACGTCCCCGGTGGCGCCGACCCGGTGCCGGGGATGCTGCCCGGCACATCGAGCGACTACCCCGGCTTCGTCCGCGGCAAAGCCAGCCTGCTCGGCTACTGGCGGCTCGGCGAAACCTCGCCGGGCCCGTTCGCCGACAGCAGCGGCGTCGGCGAACCGGCCGACGCCACCCGGACCACCCCCGGCGCCGTCGCACCCACCTACCACGTGACCGGGGCGCTGACCGACAACGACGACGGCGCCTGGCAGCAGAACCACGCCGGCACGTTCGGCGGCCCCTCGGCGAACACTCAGTCGGACTGGTTCGTGACGGCCGCCAGCGTCGACTCGAAACACAACTTCGCGAGCGGCGAGTCGTACAGCGTCGTGGTGTGGGTGAAGCCGTTCGCGTCCACCTCTGTGTTTCAGGGCGGCATCATCGGCCGCGTCGCGACGGTTGCGGGCACCCCCGACTTCGAGGGCGGCTGGATCCTGAAGATGTCGTGGCCCGACCTGATCCTGGTCTGGGAACGCGGAACCCAGGCCGACGGCGTGAAGACGGTGGCGTCGCCGTCCGGGCTTGCCCCGGACACGTGGGCGTTCGTCGCCGCCACCCACGACGGTGCCGCCCACACACTGAACCTGTACATCAACGGCACCCTGGTCGCGACCGGGAGCGCCGGCACCGGCGACATCCCCTACCTGAACCTGGGGGCGCTCGACCTCGGCTCCGGCTACATGGACGCCGTGCTCGGCACCCCGGCCGGGGCGGCCGCCTACCAGGGGTCGTTCTACGGTGTCCTCGACGAGGCCGCGACGTTCCAGGGTGCCCTCACCCTCGAGGAGGTGCAGCAGCTGTACGCCGCCGCCCTCTCCGGTGGCGGCCCCGGCGACGTGCTCGGGATCGGCGACGACGGCAACCCGGCCTGGCAGCCGCCCGGCGTCGAGGTCGAACACGGCGGCGGCGTCCCCGAAGAGAACCCGGTCACGACACCGGGGTTTGCCTATGCGGGGTTTCCGGCCAACCCGTCCGGCTGGCATTACGCCGCCCACACCGAAACCGCCGTCCTCTACGACTCGGCGCCGGGCCGTTTCGACGTTCCGTCGATGAAGTGGGTGCGGACACCGTTCGACACCGTCCGTATTCAGCGCCGCTGGGAACTGACCGTCGGCGGGTCGTTCCGGGACGCCTGGCTGCCCGACGACCGCGGCCTGACCGAACACGCCCGCGACGGGCTGTTGCACATCACCGCCGACATGGTGTCCGACACCGTCAAGCACATCATCAACGGGTTCTTCGCGATCGAATACCCGGTGCTCGACTATCAGGGTTTGCCGGACTTCACCGGCGGCGGCATCACAGCCCCCGACGACTACACCCGCGCCGGCCGTGTCCTGAACGCCTCGACCGGGGTTGTTCTGCGTCGGCTGCCCGGCTCTGCGCAGCGGCGGTTCATGCAGTGGGAGTGGTTCAACGACGCCGACGGGATGGCCGTCAGCGTCCTCTACACCGTCGACAACCCCTACCCGCTCTACCCCGCCTGGCCGGAGAGGCCGCTGACGTTGCCGCAACCCTATCCGCAGCTCTCCCCGACCGACTCGCTCGCCTACTACACAACCCCGGCCGGCAACCCCGGCTTCAACGACGGCACCTTCGAGCTCGAGCAGAACCTCGTCGCGGGCGACAACCTCTGTCTGCAGGCCTGGCAGGACTCGCCGTGGCTGCTGCGGTTCAGCACCGACCACTTCCCGAACTACACCCCGTTCCCGACCGTCGAGGTGTGGCGCCGCCGCCCGTTCCTGGCCGTCACCTACACCTACGACCCCGACAGCGTCGACCACGCCACCGGAAGGCTCCTCTGATGGAGCAGGGGATCGTTGAGATCGTCCGGCTGTACCTGGGGCGGGGTTTGCGCGGCGAACCGTTCGGCGTCGACGACGAGAAACTCGAGATGTCCGTCGACCTCCTGGATCTCGGCGAAGAGCTCGACGTCGCGCTCGACTACCTCGGCCACCACCTGACCGGCACCCTGGCCGCCAGGCCTGCCGCCGGGCTCGTCCCTATCGGGGCCCTGTACGCGGCCGACGACGGCAACATCTACCAGTCCGACGGCGCCGCCTGGACCGTCTGGACGACAGCCGGCAACCCGGCCAACGACAGCCAGGTCTGGATGCCGCTCGTCGACAGCGACGGCACCTGCGTCCTCGACAACACCGGCCTGATCCCAACCCTGATCACGCTCGCCTAAAGGAGCCCGCGATGACAGCGACGACGTTCATAGGGCATTTCCTCGGCCCCGACGTCCACGCCTCCAGGCCAGCCGCCGCCGGGCTGCCCGAAGGAACGATGTACGTTTGCACCACCCACGCCAAGATCGAACGCATCGTCACCGGTAGCTGGGTCGACTACGCCAGCCTCGCCGGAACCGAAACGCTGCCCGCCTCGATCCTCGACGCCAAAGGCGACCTGATCGCCGCCTCCGCCGCCGACACCGCCGCAAGGTTGCCCGTCGGTAGCAACAACCAGGTGCTGACCGCCGACTCAGCCCAAACCCTTGGCGTCAAGTGGGCGACCCCCGCCACCGCCCCCGGTGTGACGGCCGACACGATCTGGGACACCAAAGGCGACCTGGCCGTCGCAACCGCCGCCGACACCGCCGCGAAGCTGCCGGTCGGCAGCAACGGCCAGGTGCTGACCGCCGACTCGACACAGACGACCGGTGTCAAATGGGCTGCCGCCGCCGGGGCCTCGGGCGGGATGACGAAGCTGTTCGACTCCACCCTGGGCGCCGACGCCGCCACGATCGACACCGGCGCCGGCGGTGTCGCCGCCGGAAACGCCGCCCTGCAGATCCTCATCTACGCCCGCGTCACCACCGCCGGCCTCCCGAACGACCCGATCGGGATCAGGTTCAACAACGACACCTCAGGCAACTACCGGTACAGCTACATCCGCAACAACTTCAACGCCATCACCGGCAACACCGGGTCAGGAACCTACTGGGAGCTGCTCGCCCCGGCCGCGACAGCGTCCGCCGGCGTGTTCGCGTCCTACCAGATCAGCATCCCGAACTACGCCAACACCAGCTTCCGCAAAGCGATCCAGTGCCAGGACGGCTTCGCGGACTCGGGCGGGTACGGCTGGGTGTTCTCCCGCACCTGCATGTGGGAGAACACGGCGGCGCTCAGCCGGGTCGCCGTCTACGTCCCCGGCGGCGCCAACCTGGCCGCCGGCTCCCGCATGACGATCTTCGGACTCAACTAGTGAACTGGTGGGAGACCGGCTACCCGGGCGCACCGATGGTCAAGGTCGCCGGCTTCCCCCGACCGCTCTACCCCCCAGATGCGGCCCGGTACGGCAAACGCCCGTCGATTGACGGCCCTGACGTCGAAGCGTACAAACGCACCGTCAGCCGTGCCGGGCGTTGGCGGTGGCAGCAATTCGACGACTCCTACTCGAACAGCTTCGCGCACGGTAAGGCGGGCGGGCATGTCGCCGACACCGGCATCGCAGGTGTGCAACGGCAGCAGAAGATCGACGACACCGGATGGGTCGGCAAAACCACCTTCAACACGTTGCGCTCGATCCTGATCCCCGACGAGCTGCCGCACGCGGGCGAGCCCGCGATGGACGCGGTGGCGGTCGAGTTGATCGCCGAAGCATGGGCGAGGTTCGAAGGTCACGAGCCCGCACCGCCCTCCATGGGCACCGTCAGGGGGGCGGCGCTCGAGCGGGCCAACACGCAGATCGGTGTCACCGAGCAGCCACCCAACTCCAACCAGTGCCTCTACACCGACTGGTACGGGATGGTCGGCCCGTGGTGCGCCATGTTCGCCACCTGGTGCTTCGAGCTGGGCGCGAACGACATAGGGGAAGACTCCCCGTCCTTCGTCCGCGGCCAACGCTACGCCTACGTGCCGTACATCGTCGCCGACGCCCGCGACGGCCTCCACGGCCTCACCACCACCGACGACCCCCGCCCAGGCGACCTGGTCTGCTTCGACTGGGCGTGGGACACCGTCTACGACCACGTCGGCCTCTTCGAAAGCTGGCTCGAAACAGGGCTGTTCTCCACGATCGAGGGGAACACCAGCCACGCCGACCAGTCGAACGGCGGCGAAGTCATGCGCCGCCAACGCTCCCTCGGCACTCAGGGAACGGTGTTCGTCAGGGTCGCCGAACCATGATCCCGATCGGGGTGACGACGATCCCCGACGAGGCGCTGATCACGATCAACAGCCTCGAGATCCTCGGCATCATCTACCTCGCCGTCGCCGTCTCCAAGCTGCGGGAACGGATCGCCCGCATCGAAGGCAAAACCGAGCAACGAGAACGCGACCAGCTGTGATCGCCTACTTCGACACCGTCGAAACGATCACCTCAGGTGTCGTCGTGTTCTTCGCGCTGATCGCGTTGATCACGATCATCCGGATCATCCTGCGGCGTGAGGAGACGTCGTGGCGGGGCATCCGCGTCGGGTTCTTCATCGAACGACACGGACACCCCCGCCACGACACCGATGAAGACGGCGAGCTCTAGCGGCTCAAGTGCCAATCGCGGAAGACATACACGGCTGTCCACGCGGCCAACGTCAGCCAGACCCAACCGATGATCCACTGCATGTGGTGGGCGGCCAACCACAGCAGAACCGTAAGCGTCATTAGAAGATCCTCGTCCAGCCCGACTTGCGCAGGCTCTTGGCGAGCAGCGGACAGGCGACCGCCCCGTACACCGCGTTAGGCGACCTGACCGTCGCGACCGCGGCGCCGCTGCCGTACTCGAACCCGCATCTGGCGGCGCCCCGTGGACTGGTGTAGATCCGGACGAGCGAGCCCTTCGCGCCGACCCCGACCTCGTCGCAGGCAACCCGGGCGGCGGCACCGGTCATCGTCATGTAGATCGGAAAGCCGGTCATCTTGTAAGTGCAGCCGGCGCCAGCCGATGCGGCCGGTGCGGCCGACACGGCGATCAGGGCAGCGACGGCCACGGCAAGGATTGCGAGGTACTTCATGGTGCTCCTTTGTCCCAGTTCCCGCCGGCCTCCATGCCGACGGTTCACCGGCCACAGTAGACGAGCCCGCCGGCGGAATGACCTACCGAAACGTCTAAACCGTGACGGGCTACTCTGCCGGTTCGGCCTGGCCGCCGTGCGTCCCAGTACGGCGCCGGGCCGACCTACTCGTCGTTCTTGTTGTTGTGCGCGGCGAGTTCCTCACGGATGATCTCCCGCAGCCGCTGCTCGCCGACGCCGCCGACGGTCTGGTCGCCGTACAGAAACCATTCCTCCGGCTTGTTCATCAGGCGGCCTAGCTCCCGTAGGTGGCGGTAGGGGATAGTGGTGCCGGCCTCGTAGTCCTGCAGTGACCGTTTCGAGAACGACGCCATCGCGGCCAACTCGTCCTGAGTCAGCCCGCGCTCGTTTCTGGCCTGCCTGATCCGGGCGCCGATCGCGTCGGCGTCGAACTGCTGCATGAGCAGAAATCTGCGGAAGTTGCGCCCGTTTGTCGCCGCAGATACTTGCGCCGCCCGAGTTCTGCGCTTACCCTGCATCTTTGCTGCATATCAATACCGCCGCAGCTTTTCTGCGTCAAGGGTGGGGACGATGACGTTGATGGGCTTCACCGAGGAACTAGGCAAGCGCGTCAAGGCGCGACGCGTCAGCCTGCACCTCAGCCAACGCGAAGCCGCCCAGCAACTCGGGATCTCCGAACGCACCCTGCAGAACTGGGAAGCCGGCACGACGATCCCCTGGCCGAAACACCGGCGGCTGCTCGAGCGGTTCCTCCAGGAAGACCCACCCGCCGAGGTGTCGCACGGCTAGACCATGCAAGCCGTCGTCACGACCCGTTCGGGCTATTTACCTCCACCCCGCTGGACGACTACCATCCATGCCGACAACACAAATAGCCCCCGCACCGCAGCAACGGCCGGGGGCAGGCACAGAAGGGTTGATCTTCCATGCGCCAACGATCTTACGACGCAGCTCATGCAGCTCGTCGAGGCCTACCTACCCGCGGTGGTCGACATGCCGCGTGACCTGCGCCACCACCAGGCCGCGGCGTTCGACAAGCTGGCCGCCTGGCTCGACTGGCTCGACCTCGAGGGCAAACGGCCCCGCACCATCCACAACTACGAACGCTGCGTTGCCGTCCTGCTGCGCCTCTACCCCGGCGTGCCGTTCGACGAGTTCACATCGGAGATGGTCAACCGGGCTTTGCGGATGGTGCCGCAACGGTCTCGGTATATCAGCCGCTCGGTCTACAACCAGTGGTTCGAATGGGGCGAACGGTACGACCACATTCCCCGCACCCCGATGATCAAGGTGCCGAAGATGAAAGCCGGGCCACGCCGCCCCACCGGTCTGTTCCAGGAGGCCGAGGTGGCGCTGCTGACCGGGCTGCCGGTGCAGGACGGTGCCCTCTTCGCGCTCCTCTTCGGAGCCCTCCTCCGCCGCGAGGACGCCATCAAGCTGCAACGCCGGCACATCGACCTCGACCATCTGCGGGTGATGATCTACGACGGCAAGGGCGGCAAAGACGCGATCATCCCGATTACCCCCCAGACCGCCGCCGCCGTCGCCGACCACGACCTCCTGCTCCGCCTCGACCCTGACGATCACCTCTGGTACCGGGCCAAGCTCAACAAGAGCAGGAAGACGGGGATCAGCTCGAGCGAGTTCTCCCGCTGGTACTACCGCTGCATCGCCGCCGCCGGCGTCCGCGACCTGAAGCCCCACACCACCCGGCACACCGGCCACTGGATCCTCAAGCACGTCGAGAAGCTCGACCTCGAGGAGCGCAGGCTGGTGCTCCGCCATGAGTCGTCGGAGACGACGGTGCGGCAGTACCCGGTGACCGACATCGAAGACGTCGCCCGCAAACGAGCAGGGGTGACCTGATGGAACCGCTCACCTGGACATGCCACGTCTGCGGCCGCGAGAGGCCCGACGAGCGGATCTCCGTCTACTCACGCCACGTCACGCTCGGCGGCGGGGTCGTCGCGAAAGAGAACGTCCGCTACTGCAACGACCGGCCTGCCTGCGCAGCCGGGGCGATCGAGAAGCGCTGGCTTCAGCCGGCCCCCGAAGGTGAGGCGTAAGCCGTGAGGGCAACTGGCCGCCCGAACGGGGTAGAACGGCTGACGGGGGAGGGGGGCGTAAACGAGTCGTCCCCTGCTAGACGGTCAGCAGATGTCACCTCTGGCGGCGTTCATTCGCTGCCAAGTACGTCGCCCCCCGCCGTGAGTCGTTCTCTGGTCTCGAGCCCGTCAGCTTGGCGGACAACGGCCCGCCCAACTGGTTTCGCTCAACGGTGCGGGATAGGCGGACGCTGGAACGCTTTAGGCGTAAATAGCCCAACGGGCCGTTTTGCGGGGGTTCCGCCCAACTCCCTGCAACGCCGGAGGATCGTAGCGTGACCGTCGGGCCGCGCACCGACCGGCCGTATCTCGTTTGCGACAGCTGCGGCCACCTCTGGACGGTCTGGAACCAGCCCACCGCCTGCGACGTCTGCGGCAGCAAAGCCCTCTGGATGTTCCCGACCAGGGACAGGGCGCTCGACCAGTCCAGGTTGGTGAGGGGCCGGCGATGAATCGTCCGGGACGCCAATCCTCCCCGGACAAGGGCGGCGCCGTGGGCCACGACCTGCGGGCCGTAACAGGTGATTCTGTGCGGCGCCGCCCGCAACGGCTTCAAGGATCGGAAGGGGTGGGTGAACGGTCGTCGCCGGAGAGCAGTAGCGACGCGTCAGGGGCGGTTATCCGGCCGCCCCTGCCCCTTCCGGAACGTCGCGTTGAGCTGGTTGACGCGCTCTACCACCAGAACTCGGCGGTGGCGGAGCTGCTCGCCGGCATGGAATCCGTCTGCGCGGATCTGGACGACGACACCCTGTCCGGCGGGCTGTGGTCGTTGCAGCAGGCGTGTTTGCGGTTCGACCGGGATCTGCGGGTGAGACGCCGGTGACGGCGGCGGCGATCCTGTTTCTGCTCGGCCTCGCGATCGGTTTGGTGGTCGGGATGATGGTGCAGGACGCGCTCGGCTATCGCGGCTGGTACCGCCAATGACCCGCCGCGCCGTCGCCATGTGCGCATGCGGACGGGTAGCCGTGTCGGTCACGCCCGGCGCCCCGTTCGTGTTCGTCAGCCTCAGATGTTCGTTCTGTCCGCCGCCTCCACCCCAGCCGAAGCTGAGGTTGGTTTGAGTCCCCCTTGCGCTGTGTGCGGCGAACCCATCTCCGGTGAGGCGCTTATGCCGTACCCGCCGAACGGTGACCGCGTGCATCCCGAATGCGTCGAGCGGTACTGGGACGCACCCGGCGAAGCGGGGCTTATCGAGGAGTCGTGGTGACGTGACCCGCCGCGCCGTCGCCCTGGCAGCACTCGTCCCTGTGGGTGCTGTCCCCGCTGCCGCGGTGAGTCATGGTGACGGCCATCACCGCACCGTCGTAGACGGGCATCAGGTTCGGTTCGACGGGCTCGGCCCTGAGCGGTGGGCGGCTCGTTGGCGTCGAGAGCACCGAATGGTCGTTCAGTTGCGCCGGCGGATCGTCCGGCAGCGCTACATCGTGTTGCACCGCCGGGACGTGACGGAGGCGATCAACCTCGCCGGCGCCACCTACGGGAACGCCTCGACGCTGTGGCGCAAGGCACGCTGCGAGTCGGGGCTTAATACACGCTCGGTTAATAGCGGCTCTTCCGCGTCCGGCTTATTTCAATTTCTGCCGTCGACTTGGAATAGCACCCCGTACGCGGGCTTCTCGATCTTCGACCCGTTCGCGAACGCGTTGGCGGCCGGCTGGATGCACGCGCACGGCCGCGGCGGCGAATGGGTCTGCCGGTGACATGAGACCGCGTTTGCTGGATTTGTTCTGCGGCGCCGGCGGGGCGGCGGTCGGTTATCACCGTGCCGGCTTCGAGGTGGTTGGCGTCGACATCGTCAGGCAGCCGAACTACCCGTTCGAGTTCGTCCAGGATGACGCGCTTGCGCTGCTCTCCACCTTCACCCCGTCGGTGAACGGCTGGTGGGATGAGCCGCCGTTCGACGCGATCCATGCGTCGCCGCCGTGTCAGGAGTACAGCTCGGCAGGCAAGGCCAACAAAGTTACGCTCGGCACGGTCTACGTCGACCTTTACGAGGCGACGCGGACGCTGCTCGAGCAGACCGGCCTTCCCTGGGTGATCGAGAACGTGACTGCGGCACCGTCGCGGTCGGGGATGGTGCTTTGCGGCTCGATGTTCGGACTCCCGATCCGGCGTCACCGGACATTCGAGAGTTCTCACCTGATGCTCTGTCCGGCGCATTGTGATCACAAGCCGGACGCAATCACAGTTACGGGACATTCCCCGCAACGCTGGCTTAGCGGTGCTCGCAAGACGGTCACTCGAGACGAATACGAGCGGGCAATGGGCATCGACTGGATGACGACCGCCGAGCTCGTGCAGGCGATCCCGCCCGTCTACACCGAGCTGATCGGCCACCAACTGATGCAGCACATCCGGGTGAGGGCGGCGTGACGTTGTTGTTGTTCGTGTTCGCGCTGGCCGTTTTGGCGGTGGTGTGGCGGGCGTTGCGGTGAGCATGGAACGCCAAACCGTCCTGCTCGAGGGCGGCCCGCTCGACGGCGAGCGCAGGTTGGTGCATCCCGACAGCGGACGGTATTTCGAGGAGTGGGACGACGGCCCCGCCGAACACTGGCTGCCGCCCGCCCGGAAAGTCAACTGTGCGACCTACCGCCGCGTCGACGCCACCACGTTCGCGTACGCGGCAACCCAGACAGCGATGGGTTCGCCTAACCCCGATTTCTACAAGGAGGAACCAGAGATGTCCGAGACCGCAACCCCGCAGCCGCCGGCGCAGCCTGTGCCGCCCGTCCAAGAACCCGAGCCCGCCGAGGAGCCTGACCAGGACGACGACAACGACGCCGAGTCGGTGACCACCACAGAGACGACGACGGAAACGACGGAGGTGGAGTTCTGAATGGCCGAAACCGTGAACAGCACCCTGCCCGCAGTCCGTGAGAGCCGCTTGGACGACCTGGCCCGGTTGGGCACATGGCTCGCCCTGTCCGAGTCGGGCAGCGACAGCGAAAAAGCAAAAGGGGCAGCAGCCGCCCTTCGCCTGTACTACGCCTCCGAGCTCGGGCTGCCGCCGTTGGCCGCGGCCGAGCTGTCGGTGATCCACGGCCGCCTCTTCGTCTCCGCCCAACTCCTACGGGCGCTGGCGGAACGCCACGGCTACCGCATCCAACGCGTCGACGACAGCGACACCGCCGCAACCGCCGTGCTCACCAAGGGCGACGTCGAGCTCGGCCGGTCAACGTTCACGATCGAAGACGCCAAACGCGCCGGCCTCGTCCGCGCACGGTCACCGTGGGAAACCCACCCGGCCCGCATGTGCTGGGCCAGGGCATCCAAGAACGTGATCCAGGACTACGCCCCCGGCGTCGCGTTGGGGCTCTCACTCGACGACGAGGCAGCCGAATACACCAGCACCCGTCGTAGCGAAGAGCCGATCGTCGTTCACGCGACCTACGTCGACGCTGACGACCCTGTCGAGCCCGCCGACGAAGAGGAGTCGAAATACGTGGCGCCCGCTTCGGTGCGTCAGGCGAACGAGCAGCGGGTCGAGGAAGAACTAGCCAAACACGCAGACCTCGTCGAGGAGTAAAACAATGGGTTCCTTCCGCTGGAGAAACTGGGATGAGCTAAACCAATGGCTCGAGCAGAAACAGTGTCAATGGTGCGGCCACATCGGACTCGACTTCGTCGGGCTCGGGAAACGCCCTAACTTCTCAGCGCTGATCTGCCCGGACCCCGACTGCGGCCGACACAACGGCTGGATGCCGGCACCGTTCGGCGAGATCCAAGCCTCACCACGAAGACGAGCGATCCGACAGCATCGTCTCGATGAAGACCGCTGCCACATTTGCCTCCGAACCCGAACGCAGGCACACGCAGCCGGAACTGACCTCCAGAAACACCATCTGCATGACCGGGCACGTCTCGTCGACAGCGGTGCCGAGCTCGACGACCTCCGCTACCTCTCATGGATCTGCGGAACGCCCTGCCATTCGATCATCACCGCCTTGCGACATGCCTACGGTCGTGACCTCACCATCGAGATCGAGATCCCCAACGATGACGACGTCGGCGACGTCGACCAGGCTGCTAGTTGATGAGCAACGACTGGATGATCGTCCCGAACTGGGAACGCTTCCAGCACTACGGGCTCGCCCGGCGGCCACTGTGGATCAAGAACTACATAACGCTGCTGCACAAAGACGACTACCTCGATCTGCCGTTCGCGGCCCGTGGATTACTCCATGGAATCTGGCTCGCTTACGCTGACCGTGATGGGCAGCTACGCCGATCAGACCTCGCATCGGCGTTACAGGGACGTGTCATCGACGCGCACCTTGCTTCGCTCAACCATGCGGGTTTGATCCTAAGTTCTGCTAGCAAGCCTCTACATCTAAGTACTAAAGAAGAAACGCCTCCCGATCTCGGCGTGCCGCCGACGAACATCCGGGTTGTCCACAACCAGAAACGCGAACGTCTCCACGACCAACTCCTAGCTGCTGCACGTCGTTACGCAGCTGATTGGCATGGCGGTACGAGCGACGCTTTCGACGCCGGCCTTGACGAGCTCGAGCACCTCACCGGTTCACGCCTTGGAGCCGGCGATCGCTACCGCCTCTGGGATCAGGCGTTCCACCATCAGTGATGGCGAAGGGAAGTCACGTAACGAGAGGTGGGTGGGAGCCGAAGACGTGCTCGAGCTGCGGCCAGCCGATCGTCATCACACGCCAGTCCTGCACCAACTACATGGACGACACGACCAACACCGCCTACGCCTGGCACACAACCTGCTCGAGACCCGTCACACTGAACACGGGAGGTGCCCGATGAACTACCGCACCGTCACGATCGGCGAAATAGCGTTGGTCATCATCGCGATCTTCATCGCGCTCGCCTACTTCAACGGCTGGGGCTAGAGGTGACCATCAACGTCAACCAAACCACCGAGCCCGTGAACCTGACCTGGTATCAGGGCGACAGCAGCGTCCAGACGTTTCGGTTCCTCACCGCACCCGACCAACCATGGGACCTGTCGCATGTGTTCGTCCGCAGCACAGCCCGCTCCACGTTGGGCGACAGTGTCGAGCTGACCGTGCACATCGACGACCCCACCACGGGCCTGGTCAGCATCTACCCGCCCCTCGCCGGGCTGCAGCCGGACCTGTACGACTACGACGTGCAGTTCAACGACGGCCAACGCACCGCAACCTGGATCCACGGCCGCATCCAAGTCCGAAAGGACGTCACCACATGACCATCACCACACAGGGTGGCCCGCCGCAAATCATCGAAGTCCAGATCCCGTCCGGCCCACCAGGCCCACAAGGACCGGCCGGCCCAGCAGGCGCCCCAGGTGCGAGCTCGCTCACCGACCTGACCGACGTCACCGGTGCAGGCGGCTACGGCCAATCACCCGTCGACGACGGCTCCTCCACTTTCCCGCTCACACGGGTCACCACACAGGAAGACCTGCAGGCTGTGCTCGCATCCGTCGCCGCCGTCACATGGCACGACATCGGTGCTGCGGGTGAGCCCGCATTCCAATCAAGCTTCCGCAACATCGGCGACCCATGGTCACCCGCACGGTTCCGCATCCTCGCCAACAGCACGGTGCGTATGCAGGGCACCGTTACGTGCGACGACCCCACCATCGCCGATGCGAACTGGATCCCCATCTTCACCCTCCCACCCGAAGCACGCCCCGACTACAACCTCGAGTTCATGGCGCTCACCAACGACAACGCCATCAGCAAGCTCTACGTCTGGGACGACGGCACCGTCGTCTGGGCCGGCTACGCCATCGGCACCCACGCCCCGATCACCCGCCTCCCACTCAACTTCCTCTCCTGGTCAACGACAGGGCCAGCGACGATGCTCGCCGACGCCATGGCTGCGAGGCCGTGAGTTTTTTTGTGCGGTGATGACCCGCCCGCCGCTGCAGTCAGATTTTTCCCCGTGTGAGCCGAGATGACGAGCTCGACGGCGGCTCGGGGCTATAGCGGGGCGCATCAGCGGATACGGAAAGAGTGGGCGCCGTTGGTGAAGGCGGGCAAGGTTGATTGCGCGAGGTGTGGCCGGCCGATCGGGGCGTTCGAGCCGTGGGATCTGGGGCATGTCGACGGCAGCCGTGTTCGGTATCAGGGGCCGGAGCATGTGCGGTGTAACCGGGCGACGTCGTCGCGTCGGCCTGGTGCCAGGTCTCGGCCCCGTCCGGTGCCGCCGGTTGCGCCGCCGGCGCCGGTGTTGGAGCGGCCGGGGTTGTTGGCTTCGGATGAGCGGTGGCGTGTTCCGTGGTTGCGTGGGTTGCGGAGGGTGCCGAAGGACGCGACGTGGCCGAGGTTGATGACGGTTCCGCACCCTTCTGCGGTGGGGTCGTTGGGGCCGCAGTTCATCCGGTGGGCTGAGGCACGGGAGGGCAGGCCGTTGCGGTGGTGGCAGCGGCTTGTCGCGACGAGGCTGCTCGAGGTCGACGGCGACGGGTCGTTGCTGTGGGAGACGATGGTGTTGTCGATGGCCCGCCAGCTCGGGAAGTCGTGGCTGCTCCGCGAGTTGTTGTTGTGGCGGATCCATCAGGGAGACCGGTTCGGCGAGCCGCAGGACTGTCTCCACACGGGCAAAGACATCGCGGTTTGCAAAGAGATCCAGCGGCCCGCCCGGTTGTGGGCGCGTGCGCAGCCGGACCTGTACAAGGTGCGTGAGGTCAACGGGCAGGAGTCGATCGAGTACCTCGCCGACGGGTCGAGGTGGATGCTGAAGGCGAAGGGCGCCCCGTACGGCTACGGGGTATCGCTTGCCGTCGTCGATGAGGCGTGGAAGGTGAAGCAGGAAGAGGTCGACGACGGGGTGGCGCCGACGCTGGTTGAGCGGCTGCAGACGCAGACGCTGCTGGTCTCGACGGCGCACCGGCTCGCGGAAGGGTTGATGGTGAACAGCCGCCGGCTGGCGTTGGAGCAGCTCGAGCAGGGTGACGGTTCGCTGCTGATCGAATGGTCTGCGCCCGGGGACGCCAAGCTCGACGACGTGAAGACGTGGCGGTTCGCGTCGCCGCACTGGACGCCGAAACGGGAACGGCTGATCGGCCAGCAGCTGCAGGCCGCCCAGTCCGGCGAGCTCAGAGACCCGGACGAGCCGGACCCGCTCGAGTCGTTCAAGGCGCAGTGGCTGAACCAGTGGCCGGCGAAACGGTTCAGCGGCGACCAACTGGTGCCGCCCGGACGGTGGGCACAACTCGTCGAGTCGGGGCTGCAGGAGTTCGGGCCGTTGTGGGTCGCGGTCGAAGACGCGCACGGCCACGGCGGCGCCGTCGCAGCCGCCGCACGCACCGAAGACGGAAGGATCGAGGTCGACGGGTGGACGTTCCAGGACTGGGACTCCGCGATCGACGCTGCTCTGCGGTTGGGGGAGCATCGGAAGATCCGGCAGCTACTCGTCGGCGCGTCGATGTTGTCGCGGGTAGCGCCAGGCACGGTCCCGGCTCCGATGCCCGCCGGAAGCAGGGAGCTGCGGCCGTGCCTGGCACTGCTCCGCGACCTCGCCGCATCCGGCGCCATCGTCCACGACCCCGCGACAGTCGAGCTCGACGAGGCTGTGGCGCAGGCCCGTGTCAGGGAGACGTCGTCGGGGTTGCAGTTGACGCTGCAAGAGAAGTCCCACCTCGTACGGGCGCTCGTCTGGGCGGTCGGCGCGGCGCACAAACCGGCGCCGATGCCGGTGATTCAGTAGCGCCGACTTGCATTAGGCGTATGCTGCTAGGTGATGGCCCGCTTGTTTACGCGGGCGATCCGGCCGCCCGATCCTGAGATCCCGAACG